CCCAGAGCACCTGGATATTCAGGTAGTCTATTCAAGTAGATTAGAAAGGTTTTAATAAGAGACCAGTACTCCTTCTCTAACTTATACATTAGTAAAGGTATGGTCGCATCACCAAAAACATTAAACAATATAATGAGATGATTCAATATGAGATTGACTCGGAGGATGCCAGTCTTTAAGTACCTCTTGAGCAGTCTCTTAAGGTACTTAAACTTCTTCATATCCTCCATGAAGTCATCTACAGTAACCGACTGAGGGTTATTGTAGTGTTTAATAGCGAACATCAAATAGTTTTTTTCATTAAGTGATTCAAAATGCATTACAAATTATAATTTAATTAACTACCGAATGTAATTGTGGCAGCTCCGTTTGTTCTCTTGGTTGCTGCACCCTTGCTTGTGTTAAACACGCAACGATACTTGTATCCATCTAGTGAATCATCGCCAAGACTACTGTAAGCAAGTGTTGCTGTAGTGAAGTCTGCATATGTGACACCTGTATCAAGTGAAGCAGTGATGTCTACCCAACGAGTAGTAGCACTTGCTGTTTGACGTTGCCACTTGTATGTGATAGTACCTGACTGATCCACTGTTGCAGCAGCAACGAATGTTCCAGCTCCACTAGAAGAAGTAGAGTTTGCAGGTTGTGTACCAACTGTGATGACTTCTAATACGTCTGCTACGACTGTATCATCAGTGAAGTCTCCTGCATTACCAGCTGTTGCTTTAGCAGGTGCAAGATATTCTGCCTTGTGACGTGTGTCACCGTTATGTGTTACATAAGTTTGATACTGCCACCAACCAGGACCAGTGATTCCTCTTGTCTTGTTTGATGCTATTGATTGCTCTGTAGTATCAACGAATACTAGGTCATAACTTACAGTATCACCACCCTTAACTACATACTCAGCAACTGCCTTAGGAGCAGTACGTCTGACAGCACCTGCAAGAGATCCTGCTGTGCTACCTGCATATACTTTATGTAATTCGATTGATGTTGTACTTGTTACTTCCTTTACAAGATAGTTAACGCTATCTAAGACTATGATGTCTCCTACGTCGATGCTATCAGCTGCATTCTTGGTAACAGTAGCATCACCATTCGTGACAGCAACAGTATTGCCAAACGTAGCAGCGTCTATTGTACCAAAGACTGCCATTTTAATTCTCCGTGGACGGGTTTCCTATATTTTATTTATAAACTCAGGAAAGTAGTGCCTTCTCTAGAGCAGCGACAAGTTGATCGTCAACTTTGTTGCCTGATTTTGCAGCAGCTTTCTTAAGTAGTCCAATAATGAACTCCTTGATTTTACCCTCAAGGTCTTCTGGGATTTTGTCTACTGCCTTATCAATTATATTGATAGCAATAGGTAGTAAGAATTTAGTCATAATAATGACGAGTATAGTACTCTATATATACTACTTTTTCTCTAGCATATACTTACTATCGTGGTCAGCAGTTAGCTGGAGCAGACGCTGACGCATTCTCTCAGCAATCTCTGCCTTAATACCACTGTCATCATGGTCCTCACATGTAGGGTTTTGTGGTTGCACATCTCCCCCTTGAGGATCTTCCTTCTTAAGTGCCTTCTTTTCTTTTTGCTTTGTTTCGTTTGCTGCGGTCACTGCTTTCTCTTTAATATCTTGCAGTGCGTTGCGTAAATTCTTTGTGTATAATTCGGACATTAGATCCTCCTTTTTTGGGTTAACTGTAACGTTACCCTTCTTTTTAGTTTTGAGATAGTTTTCCTGATTGGACTTACCGTTTTGGTTGACTTCATTAATCATTTGTCAACCTCCGCTAAACGAGCCAGTTCCTCATCGGAGAAGATACCTGTCTCCTTAAGTTTAGACACGAAGCCCTCTTTCTTTACTTCGTGCTTCTCATAGCCCTTACCATCTCCATCATCATCCCACCATCTCTTCACTTTCTTGCCCTTCTTGGCTTCAGCAAGCATTTGTTTGTGAAGTATTTCGATGTCTATACCAATAGCTTCTTTTTGAGTCTGCAAGCCCATATCCTCTGGTGCTTTAGCAGTTTTCTCTCCTTTTTTACCGACGATAATGTAACGTCCGTCAGCTTTCTTACCACTGATAACGAAAGCGTTGTTACCATGTCTGACTACACGACCAATGTTACGGTCCTTGTCATGCTCACGCTTCTTTCTATCAATGAGTTCTCTTTCAATAGGGAATCCTGCGTAACCTTCTACGACTGGCTCCCAAGTATTAAAGACTTCCATAATTTTCTCAAGTCCCTTCTTTAGTCTAGGGGTTGGCATCTCTGTGCCTTCCTCTAACGCTATAAGGATTCTCTGCTGCTCTACCTGTGAATACTCCATAAGAGCAGACGATACTAACATCTCTAATGTCATTTGTCTTGTTCCAAAAAGAAAGGTTTGTCTTCTACTTCATTATTTATTATTTCTGATTTCTGCATTGAAGTCAGAAAACTTCTTGACCCCCTGACCAGGTGTCATCTGTTGAAGTGCTATCCTATATGTATCTGTTCCGATTTTCCAAGTGTTTCCACTCTCATCATCAGCAGAATAGTTAGACTGGTCTTTAGATGTGTCAGCTGCCCTAGCAATGGTCGCTGCTTCATCCTCTGTTACCTCTGTAACATGTTGTAACCAAGCACGTAACTCAATATTTTTTTCGTCTTTCATAATGATATAGTTTGTACCACGATGTACTACATGACCACGCAATCCTGTGTCGTCATGCTCTACCAATGCTCCAACCTTATAGATTTGGTTAAGCATATAGTAATCTCTGAAGGAATCATAATCTAACTTAGGAGCATAGTCCCAGACAGATTCTTTAACCTTCTTCTTACCCTCCTTCTTAGGAGGTGTCATACCTGCCTTTACATCAGACATTAAGACTTTACCATACTTCTTACTGGTACCTTTAGGTAGACCTGCATGGAAGTTATCATAGTCGTCACCAGATGCATGCTTCCTCTGTCCAGATGCACTCAGTTTCTCAACTGGATCCTCTGACTTAGGGTCTCTCTTACCTGCTGACTTAATATTAATTGTTTTAAAGTTGTAATGTATTCCGTTATATTTTGATGTAATCTTTTCAAATTCTTTTACTCTATCGTCTCCTACCACCATGGTTACATGCTCTTTACCCTCATCATTGATGTCACGCAGTATGTCAAAGACATTCCTATGTGCTTCATTGTTTTGGATAGCTTCCTTATGTGATGGGAATAACTTCCTCATGTGTCCGACCTTCTGGTCAGCACCTAAGGGGTTTTTCTTATGGTCCTGTGACCTTGACGGATAGATTCTATAATTACCTGAGTCTCCACCATGTGATTTAACAGCATCGAGGAGCTTACCATGGCCAGCGTGAGGAGGATTAAACCTACCGAAAGTAATCGCCACATGATTGTCAGCCTCCTGTGCTTCTGCTTTCTTTTCAGCAGCAGTCTTTCCAGCCTTCTTAGTGGTTGCTTCTTTTAAAAATTGTGTAAAATTCATCCCCAATCCTTTGCTGCGGTAAAGTTGGCACGACTAAATTCAAGTCTGTCAACTAATTTCAATGCGGTTCCCTCTCTGATTGCTACAAATCCCTCAGGTGTAGTAGCACGGTAACCATTTTCATCTTCCAAGAAGGTACCTATTCCTTCTATCTTATTCAATTTATTTATGATAATAAGTTTGGCATCCATTAGATTCCTAAACCCACTGAGGGCAGAATACATTGGATTCTTACTTTTATTTAGGTAATTTATAGCTTTGTTCCTTCTTTCCTGCCACATTTTCTTGGCCTTATCTGTCTTCTTCTTATTGATCTCAGCATTATATCTTTCATCTACGAAGTGACAGAATCCTTTTGCCATCGTAGCAGAGGAAGGAGGTATTCTATTCTCTTTGATTACTCTGTTAAAGTATATCTTAAACAGGGCATTATGGGCAAACGTGCCACGCTCTTCTTTGATATCATTCAAGAATTTCTGACCTGCTCTTAGATTCCTATCAGCAGATGATACTAGGGTCTTAAGTTTTGCTTTCTCTGAGGTACCAAGGTTTGCTTTACCATCTATATTCTGGAAGTCTGAAGAGAATACTGCAACGTCCTTAACACCCTGCAAACCCTTCACATCAGCACCAAAAGAGGCATGCATCTCAGTGATACTATCACCATGATATGTGGTGTGGAATACTATACCCAACTTACTTTGTCCTACCTTCTTACCCATCTCAGTGTCTGATTCTACACAGTATGTAATAGTATTTGGTTTAAACTTATAACATTTCTTACCACACATCTGTACCACCATTGGTAGGTCAAAATATAATAAGTCACCTTGTAACACACCATCTATAGGTAGTTTAGATAACTCATTGAGACACTTCTTAAGTATATTATTGATAGCACCTTCATAATGGAAGTCTATATTCTCTTCATTGAAACAAATCTTAGGAGTAGTCTTATTAAATACTGACTTAGTACCAACGAAAAACATCCCTGTCTGAGGTTCCTTACCACATATAATAGCAGGTGCACCATCCCACTTCACTGTTACCCTAGTATTGGTACCACCGTGACCAGTAGATAGCATCTCCTCTAATGACTTGAGGAAGTTAATTGAATTCTTTGCACCCGCATACCCCTGATTAAATATATCATCTTCAAGGTGCTCAAGGTGTGTGTTCTTTGCCATGTCTTTATTATAGCAGGTTAGTGTGGGTAATGGGTGGATGAGTGGTCAGTTTGAGTACGGGACCATGGTCTCTAAGAATTTCTTAAACTCCTTGGTCATACCTGCAAAGAACTGAGGATAGGCAGTGAAACTACCCTTATATCTCAATTCAATATCAAGTATAGGCATTCTATCCTTACTCTCAGCACCCTTAACAACAGTAAAGAATACCTTTGCTGCCTCTCTACCTGGACTAAATGTCTCTGTCTTATTTAATTCTATAGTAGTCTTAGCATTACGATATGCTGCTATAGCAACTATAATACTATCTAGATCAACAACGTTAGCATGTCCTACCAGTGGTTCCATGTTAGTACCAATAGTACCAACACCTTCTGTCAAATAGAATTTAAATTCTGCGTCACCCCAAGTATCTAACTCATCGAAGAGACTTAACTTTAACACCCTATTTAATAGAGTGGATGCTAGTTTATCTTTGACCTTAGGTTTATTCATTATATCTAAGAAACCCTTATACAATGGGTTCAATACATTACCCTGACTGACTAGCTTACTGTTAACAAACTTCCTAAACTCTTCTTGCTTACCAGATGAATCTAGTTTTCGTACCAAACCATCTCTGTCTGCTAATTCATTCTCAGACTTAAGGTTTATCAGTGCAATATTTTCTACCTTATTATTCTTTACTCTTGGTACTCTTATATTCCATAACTCCTTAGCATCAGCAAGGTTATCTGGATTCAAATCAGCGATAGGTTTACCACCCTTATCATACTTGGTAGCAAACCCCTTCAGTAACTTAGGGTCATCACATGCTTCCTTGATAACACCCGCAAAGAATTTAATCCTATGGTCATCCAACATATCCTTTGCAAACTTCAAGTCATCACCCTCAACATACTGTGAGAATGCGTTGTTGATAAGGGTAGGACTTGCTGACTGTGACTTGGGTTTCTTCTTTAAAGATATACCATGATACTCACTACCAAACTGTAAGATAACGTCAGATGAATTATAATCTTTCATCCCAAACGCTTCTATCTTAAACTTCTCCACGTTTGGATGCCACTTGTTACCTGTCAGATATACATTGTCTGGTATAGAATCTTTTTTATTTCTAGCACCAAGTATCGCAGACAATGCTGCTGCTAGGTCAGCATAAATTGCCTTCTGTTTTGCTGCTGTCGCTGAATCAATATCAGTGGCAGCAATCATACCATTCTTTGTCTTTTCGTCTGAAGCATCTAACACTCTTGGACCTGCTAGATTATCTCTAGCAGTTTTCATCAATTTCTCAAAGCAAGTTTTATCATCCCTTGCTGCATCTAATACATTATGTGGAACCAACGCTAGACCTGCAAACAATCCTTCCGACGGTTCGTAAGCCATAAAAATAGAGGGTATCTCTACCCTCTATTTAGTCTCTCTTGTGTGTGGTGGGGAGGTTGGATTCCTGTGTACCAACAAGAGCGAGGCATTACTACAGTAAGTAATTTTCACTCTGCCTGAGACCCGACTGGTAGGTCGGTTCTGACCTGCGTCAGCAGCACCACCTGTGTCTCATCACCTTAACTAGCAAAATGCCAGTAAGTTTATTCAGTCACTCCCATGTGAAGTGGCCTTCTTCACCCTTTTAATATACTACCCTTCTTCTTCCTTGTCAAGCTCAAATATCAAATCTTTATATTTTCTCCATAATTCACCCACTCTCTCCTCAGTTGCACGTGACTTCCATAGTTGAGCAACGATGTCTTTCATATCATCCATTGGTACCACAACGGACAGACTACCATGTGTCTCCACCTCTGGTGGTGCAACTAGGTCATCACCTGATAATCTATCTAACTTCCTATGCAATTCATCTATCTTATTGTCCATAACATAGAGTAATTCTTTTGAGGAAGCATCCCTATTGGCAGATGACCAGAAGGCTGCTATCTCTTCTTCTGGTCTAGGATTTATATCGTCTGGTATTAATGATATCATATGTCCCCTGGTGCTCTATTCTCTGAGTATCCTACCTCAAACATTTGATTAGGATATCTAGTTGCTAACTTAAGAGTGTTAGTATAGATGATCTCATCTAACCTCACGTCTAGTGCTAGTGCTGCTTGTGCACAGTACCATATGATGTCACCTAACTCCTTAGTAAGGTGCTCCTTATTAGCAAGGTTGTATGGTTTACCTTGGAATTTTAACTTCTTAACAATCTCCATAAACTCACCTGCCTCTGAGCACATACCAGATGCAGCAGTATCAAGACGTGCAATGTTACATCCCTCTGCCTTCAACTCACTATACCTTGCTAACAACTTATCAAAGTCCTTACTAGCAGGTGAAGTAACTCTATCTACAAAATTTGTATAGTTGTCTAGATCTATCTCAAACTTCTCTGGTTTCTTACCCTTCTTCTTATCCTTCTCTGCAACCTTCTGTTTCAAATACTCCCTTGACTTAGGAGCGTTACCCATTCTCTCATCAGTATCAAACTCCTCTGGTGTCTTGGGAGTTTCGTCAGCAATCTTCTTTGCTTGCTCAGTATTTTGCTCTACTTTATCGTGAGCCATGTTGGATACTTGCTCGGCAGCTTTATCCTGCTCAAAATTTTCACCAGGTGAATTAGTAAACTTTTCAGACATTAGACTTTAAATCCCTCGAATGTTTTTTTAGTGTTAGTGGCAGGTTCGATATCACCTGCATCGATGATGTCATCTTGTGCTCCTTGATCACAATCATACAGCCTCATCTTAGCTCTGTCAATACCTACAACGAATCTCTTATACATTGTAGGATCATTGTATCTATTCTTCAACTGCTTGACCATTATCTGACCTAGCTCCTCCATTTCCTCATTTGATATAAGAGCGAACATAAGGTCAGCAGTAGCAGGTAGTCCGAAAGACTCAGAGGTATCTGTGAGATCAGGATCGCTACTACCAAACCCAGCACGAGTAGTTTGAGTGGCAGATACAATCGGGAGATTGAATTCGACAGCGAGTCCTCGTAACTCTTCTGCAATCGCTTTGACATAAGTATAAGAATTTACAATAGTTCCTTTGTACCTTGCTGAGGCACAGATGTTTAGGTAGTCCACAAATATAATATCAGGACTGAATCCCTTCTTCATAGACAACTCATTTAAGAGTGCCTTAAAGTGACCCACATGTGCAGATGCTGTGGGATACTCCTTGATGATTAGTTTACCTTGTGTCTTCTTAGTTAACTGAAGCAACTTGGAGGCGTACTTTTCTTTGCTGAGGAGTGGGTCGTTGAGTGATTGGATTGGGATGTCCAAAAGGTTGGCATCAACTCGTTCAGCAATCTTCTCCTCTGCCATCTCCATTGTAATGTAGAGTACGTTCCTGCCTTGTAACAACACGGAGCTAGCCATATGGCACATGAATAAAGACTTCCCGACACCCGTACCAGCAAGTGCGATGTTAAGAGTCTTATTAGGTAAACCACCTTTGGTAATCTTGTTAAGATACTCGATATCAAAGGGTATCTTCTCTTCCTTCTTGTGATAGAAGTCGTATCTGTCATCAGAATCTAGTATGTAATCGTGTCCAACATGATCATCAAAACACACACCAATAGCTTCCGACATGATAGACGGAATGGCATCTTTCGTACGTGTTTTATCTTGTCCGTCAGCAATCTTGACAGACTCCATTAAGGCAAGGTAAATTGCCTTTTCTTTACACCACTTCTCAGTGGTCTCGACTAACCAGTCCTCGTTATACGCATCCCTATCTAAATTATTAAGAAACTGCTCAACCTCCTTGTATATTTCCTCGGAGATGTCCCGACGTTTCTCTACTTCTATCTTTAGGGCATTGGGTTCGGGTGTGGTCTCAAACTTATTAACATAATCAGATAAGGTACTAAAAAGTATCTTATGTGATTGTGTATCAAAGTAATCATCCTTTATAAAAGGTAAGACCTTCCTAGTATATGTCTCATCAAGGATGAGTTTACTTAAGGTGATCTCTTCAATCTTTAAGGTCATGTATAATGTAAGTAGGTGGATACTGCATACTTGTCTTCACCTTTAGGTGCACAGTAGGTATGTGGGTATGTCCACGTAGAAGGGAACATCACTACTCTACCACACTTTGCAGTAATTTCAACATCTATGTCATTGAAATATGTTGCTCCACCTTCTTCAACAGTATTCAAGTAGATGACATAGGTAAGGAATCTCCTTGCAGAGTTATGATCTCCAACGTCAATGTGACGATCAAACCTATCCTCTGTCTTATGTTGATACTTATTGATCTTGACTTGCTCAAGTGCATTCTTTTGGGGCCAATACCTTTCACAATCAACGTCTTTGATGTATCTCTCACCACATTCTTTGATTGCTAGTATGATCTGTTGATTAACAGGTTCCCACTTGGTATTCTTCTTGACCTCACACTGCTCAGTTAAGTTAATAGATGAGAAACCACACATCTTAGCGTCAAATCTGGTGACGATGCCTGGATCCTCATTGAAAAACTCAATGGCATTCTTGCATACATTCTCGTCAAGTACGTCATCATAGGTGACGATATAATCCTTAAGATCCATAGGAAAACTCTTTCTCTGCACACTCATCTAGTGCTTGTAAAATTTCGGGGGTGATGTATTTTTCGGGGTCTTTATATACAACCGATGGATATACAGAATCATCTCCAATGACAATTCTATTACCCTTTCGCTCGAAGACTCCATACTTTTCTCCCAATTCTAACAGACCATAGTAACGATCCAACCCACGGTTGTCATAATATAATCGAATCGCCACTTGAGAATTCTCCTTCGCCAACCTTGACTTAGCAAGTTTAGCTTTAATAATGTTACCCACTACTTCCTTACCATCCTTCTCCTTAGACTTGCTAAGGTAGATGATATTGGATGCAGCATACTTAAGTCCTGATCCTCCACCCATCTCTTTGGTAGGCATATATGCACCCACCACATCATATGTATGGTTGGTAACTATTAAAGGAACATTTGCTTTACCAAGTTTCAAAGTCAACACACGGAAGATAGCTTTGACTACCTGAGCACGTGTCATATCTCTTGTCTCTTTACCTGCTTCACTGTCTTCCATCTCCTTAGAAGTGGATAGCATACCAAGTGAATCAAGTACCATCATCATAGGTGGTTGATTCTTCTCGGACATATATTTGTCAAGCACTTTGATTGCTTGTGTCCTAAACTCTTGGACAGTATTGACTGGTACCAGTATCATACGACTGGAATCGATGTCTCGATCCTCAATCAAGTCCTTACTTATCGCACTTTCAGACTCAAAATAAATAACCCCACCATCAGGATTAGATTCGAGGAAATGACGTACGATACCAAGACAGAAAAACGTTTTGCCTGTGCTTGATTCACCTGCAATAGCAGTGATTTTGTTTCCTGGAACCCCTTTGTGGATTGAACCTGAGACAAGTCCATTAAAGATGTACGAACCTGTGTCGATATAACCACTAGTGTCACCAGCAGCAACACCATCACTAACAACAGCAGCGTATTCATTGTCTATCTCTTTTACTATATCTTTTAAAAAACTCATGACCAAAGTGCGTCTAATGTATTCTTTTTCTCTGCATCCCAACCTATCGTGTCGAGTATGGCTTTGAGAGGAGCAAGAAAACTCTTCTCAAATTGTAAATCATAATCAATTGATTCGTCAAGCCCAAATTCTTTTGGAAGAGTCTGGAAGAATGAGATAATATTCTCATTGATCTTGTTAGGTGTACGAAGATGTAAGTATTTTATCTTCTCACCCTCCTGTATGACAGGATACTTATGATGTAACTTCCTCTTCTTAATGTAGAAGTTATATAACAGAGCACCCCTGACATGCATGGGACATCCCTTACCATATATTGTAGCACTAGATGTATTCTTTGCTATATTATTACAACCACGAGGGAATGCCACCTCTTCTGGTGACATAGATTCAAACTTCTCTCGGAAGTCCTTGATATATTTCTGAGTGTCACTCTCACTACCTGTCATAATAACATTAAGTGCTTCCTTAATAGCAGTACGACATGGCATAGGTGTAGAAGACTTTACTGCCTCTATACCCATCATCTTTAACTTAGGTTTCTCATACTGCACACCCTCACTATTCCATACGTTTAAAATATATCTCTTCTTTGCTGTCCATATACCCTTGTTGGCAATGTTTTCTCTCTTCATCACCATCTTCTGAGCATAGGCATTTACATAGGTTGCCATCTCTTCATAAGCACTCTCAATATAGCGATCAAGTTCCACATCGCACACCTTTTTAAGGAAACTAAGTGTACTCTGATCGTCCTTCTCTCCACTGGGGAATACAGCTTGTACCAAAGGACCAAGATTAAGGTAAATAGAATCAGTGTCACTAGCAATAACATAATCTTCTCCGTCAGTTTGTAATACTTTGTTTAAATAATTGTTTACTTTGTTTTCGATCCATCTGATTGCGACTTGTCCTGAGAGAGTGATTGCTTCAGCGTTCGCAAGATTGTAATACCTGAAGTATTGGTTACCGATTGCACCGTAGGCAGAGTTAAGTTGGATTTTTCTTGCCATTTGGACATTATTAAATTTAGCAATGTCTCGTCGGAGTTGCTCGGTTGGTCCTTTTTCATACTGCTGTTTTGCCTCCAACATCTTCTTCTTATATATTGTCCTTTCATCATAGATGC